TTCACTATGAACGAACATCCACATTGCCCACGACAAGAAAAGCAACGCCACGGTGAGCTTTCCTATGTCTTCAAACACATTTTCAGATGTCAAAACGGTACTCACAGAAGCCTCCTGTTGCATTGGGGTCAAGCGAACGGGTGGAGGCGAGTACTCTTCATTCATCATGAAAATTTCCGCCGGATTAGCTTCCTCAGGTGGTAACGAAGAAGCAATCGGGCGAAACTGATCATGGGCTTTGCAATGTTCAAAACAAGCTTTGGAATTGAGACGGAAAGTATCCACCATCCTTTCGTGAAACATCTCTTTCGTCCAGTGTAGAGCGGTCGGCACTCCACACTTACATTGAGAGTCAGGGGAAAAGAATTTGACAAAGTCACTTTGGCACGCCTTTTCATGGGCAGCGACAACCTTATCAAGGTGGGTAAAGAACGCCTGCAAATCTAGCACAACTTCAGTAGGGATGAATTTCATGTGCTTATTCTTGCATTCAACTTTGCAAACAGTGAAGCGCATCAAAGCGTTGCGCTCGCCAGGGGTCTTACCATTGGTGTATTCCCAAGGAACGGGATTACCTTTGGCGTCGACTAGCGAACACTTCACAATGAGTCCAGTTTTCAATCTGCGGGTGAGCTTCTCACAAGCATTAGCAAACACGTATGACATGTGGTTCGAGGAAAAGATTCCCTGGCGAACTTTGCTATAAACTTGCTCTTTCTTCTCAATGGCTGCAGAGTTCAGAGTAAACATCGAGGTGTCAACCAACTGTTGCAAAATCACATCCAACTCTGGCTTATCATTAGCGGCGGCGTTAGAGTAATCTGACGGGATATCGTTGAACACCATATACTCTGCTTCTGGATGGGCAGTTGCTTCACCTGGAAACTTTTGGTCAAGGACAAGATTCGCGACAGAACCAATCTTCGGCGGTTCACCGTTAAAACGGCGAGCCAAGCGGCCAATGATTGCTTCAATCAGAACTGTTTTTCCAAAACCTGGGTCTCCAACCAAGAAAATCGGCATGGGTTGCAAACGCGGTTTCCTCTTGGCGATTTCAAGACGATAGTGATCTTGATAATCTCGGAGCTGATCAATCTTGCGCAGAACAACAGAAGTATTTTGCTTATACTTATATGTGCGCGAGTCAATCAACTTATCAATCTCACCTATCTTGACCATCCACTCCTCTTCGCTACGCAAGATGGGGGTCTCATGCAAAAATCTATCAGCATCATGGATAAATTTGATCTCATCGGGTCTCCCGAATAAATCGTAAAAATTTCCAGTAGAAGTGAAAGACATGATACCTTTCCAAATAGCACTGAGGGCCTTGGCGACGAAGATCATAGGATCTGCGGAATCGCGCAAACCACTCCAGTCAATAAACTCAGAGAGCTTTGTAACGAGAGTCGAGTCCTCAACGAAATGAGCGGAAGACAGCACAACCAGTAAACCTAAAAGCCAAGACCCGTTCGGAGATTTAGAAACCCAATCAGGCACAAGTTTGGCCCAAAATGGTGGGTTCTCCGGAAAAGCTGGGGCGGTTAGAGTGGTTTTGGGCTTGGAGCCAAAATAGTCCTGAACATTAACCAACGTGCTTTCTATAACATCGGTGATTTTGTCTTCTCCAGTGATTTTAAGCAAATTAGCGACATAATCAGCTCTCATGGCGAAACTAAGGGTAAGCCCTACAGCATCGCCACGATACGCTTTCAAGATCAAGTCAGCACAAAATGCCATCTCTTTACAATTCCCAAGAACTTCTTCCATAGAACCTCTAACGAAGAAAGAAAAGGGATCAACACATTGTTGCGAAGGAAAGGCAACAAAGTATGAAACAAGAGCATCAGCAACAAACGTGTTCCACAGATAGTGGAAGAAAACACGCTCGTGAAAAGGCAAAAACCCTGTAGCCACGTGCATCAGAAATGGGAATACACTAAGCCACATATGTGGATCTCCATAGTTGAATTGGAATTTGAGACACAATTCGACGAAGCCAAAAACAGCACTGTGAACAAGGTAATGTTTCACATACTCTTCAACAACGACTCCGGGTAGATATCTAACCAAACCAACAAAAATAGATAATGG